ACTTAATAGAGAATCAAATAGAAAATGCCCGGTATGCGGTATTTATTCTTTTGATGGCAGAGATGATGTTTATATGAATAAGTTTAATTGTTGTCACGATTGTTATATTAAATGGGTCGAATTCCGAGAGGAACGATGGCTATCAGGGTGGCGACCAAATGAAGGAGAATAAATTTACATGGCAACTACATTAGAAATCGTTAGAGCTATATCACAAGCAGCCGCAAATTCATATGATGGCGCACACAATGAACGTTATTCATATGACGGCGAAGAAAGAAAAATAGGTCTTAAAAGAGAAGAAGGAGATCCCATTACCGACTCACGAATTATGGATGGTTTTGGGGTCAAGTTTCATGGTGATCGATTGATTATCAATTATCATTCCGACATTAGAATAAAAGAAGTTCACAATAAGAATTTTGAGTCTGATATTGAAGACATGATTCAACAAATTGCTAATTTTTTGAAGAAAGAGTATAAAGCAATTACGGGCGATTCCCTATCGCTGAAGGCAGATGGCGAGGTCGAAGCCTTAGTACAGAACACTTCTGGCGTAAGGGCATGGGTTCAAGCTCACAGAGCTTATAAAATTAATAATTTAAAGGGAGTTGAAGAAGTGGGTGCAGGCTCTGCTGATTCGTCAGACAAACAACTGGACAAATCAATTAAAGATTGGGTTGCTTGGGGCAAAGAAGAGCATCCTAAAACTAAAAAACCTAGCAACGTTACTAGAAAAAATGAGGGGTAATGGGCTACCAGCTTACAAAAAAGGAAATATTAAAAGAAATCGTGATGAGCGGGAAAGATCCCGCTTATTTTATTAATAACTATGCCAAAATTTCTCACCCAATTGATGGGCTAATATCTTTTAAGACGTATGACTTTCAAGACGAGTTACTTAAAAATTTCAATGAACATAGATTCAATGTAATACTTAAAGCTAGGCAACTTGGCATTTCCACCATTACGGCAGCATATGTTGTATGGCTAATGCTGTTTCATAGAAATAAAAATATTCTTGTTATTGCCACCAAATTTCAAACCGCAACAAATTTAGTAAAAAAAGTTAAATCAATAATTAAGCACATGCCACCATGGTTACGTATTGCGGATATCACCATAGACAACAGAGCATCATTTGTTCTTTCTAACGGATCCGAAATCAAAGCCTCTTCAACTAGTGCAGATGCCGGACGTTCAGAAGCGCTATCTTTGTTGGTAATTGATGAGGCGGCACATGTTGAGGGTTTGGAAGAATTGTGGACTGGTCTGTACCCGACACTATCAACAGGCGGGCGATGTATTGCCTTATCTACTCCAAATGGTGTGGGAAACTGGTTTCACCAAACATATATTGATGCCGAACAAGGTATGAATGATTTTTTTTCAACGAAGCTTCGCTGGGAAGTACACCCAGACAGAGATATAGAATGGTATGAGAATGAAACAAAAAATATGTCTCGCAGGCAAATTGCACAAGAATTAGAATGTAATTTTAACATGTCTGGAGAAACGGTTATTCACCCAGACGATATCGTTTGGCTTGAAGAAAAGATCGTTGAACCCAAATATCGTACAGGCTTTGATAGAAATTTTTGGATTTGGGAAAACTATCAACCAGAATGTACATATCTTTTAACAGCAGATGTGGCTAGAGGTGATGGTCAAGATAGTTCCACATTTCATATATTAAAATTAGATACAATGGAAATAATTGCCGATTATCAAGGCAAAGCAACTCCTGATCTTTTTACAGATATTGTTATGAGCGCTGGAAAGGAATATGGCAATTGCATGGTGGTTGTTGAAAATAATTCCGTTGGGTTTACAGTTTTAGACAAGCTGAGAGAACGAGGTTATACAAATATATATTTTTCAATTAAATCAACGCACGAATATGTTGAACAAGTAAGAGCGGAAAATATGTCTAATGCTGTGGCAGGCTTTACAACATCGTCCAAAACAAGACCGTTGATTATTGCAAAATTAGAGGAATTCATTAGAAATAAACTAATTACAGTATATTCATCTAGAACTATAAATGAATTAAAAACTTTTATTTGGAACAATGGTAGACCGGAGGCGATGAGAGGATATAACGATGATCTCACTATGGCATTAGCAATTGGATGTTGGGTTAGAGATACGGCATTTGAAATGAATAAGAAAGATATTGCATACAAGAAAGCCTTTTTAGAATCTATGTTCCTTGCGCGAACAACATTGCAAACCACTATTAAAGGGCAAAAAGGATACGATCCAAGACGGGATACACAAAAAAATAGTCTAGATGACAAAGCAAAGAAAATGATGGAAAAGTATTCTTGGCTTTATAAAGGATAATAAAATATGGCTGGAAATAAAAAAAATGTTCGAAATCCACAATCCGAACTGTTTAGAAGATTAACAAGAATATTTTCTGGACCGATGGCAAACTATCGAGTTCAAACACCACGCAAACTACGAAGAACACAATTAGATAAGTATAGGTTTAAATCCGCTAGCGGAAAACAGTTTAAAAAATCATCTTATAACCCATTTGAACAGCTAAGTGCTGCAATCATGTCAAATCAGCTACGTGCTGAAAGATATTCAGATTTTGAACAAATGGAATACACTCCAGAAATTGCATCATCGTTGGACATTTATGCAGATGAAATGACAACATCATCTGGTTTACAGCCATTACTTACGATACATACCAATAATGAAGAAATTAAAGCTGTATTGGAAGCACTTTATCACAATGTGCTTAATGTAGAATTTAATTTATTTGGCTGGTGCCGCACAATGTGTAAATATGGCGATTACTTTTTGTATTTGGATATTGATGAGCAGGTGGGGGTTACAAGCGCAATTGGATTGCCAACCCATGAAGTCGAAAGATTAGAAGGTGAAGATAAAACAAATCCAAATTACGTACAATTTCAATGGAATTCAGGCGGACTTACTTTTGAAAATTGGCAACTTGCACATTTTAGAGTTTTAGGAAATGATAGATATGCGCCATATGGTACGTCTATTCTAGAGCCCTCTCGTCGCATATGGAGACAATTAACATTACTTGAAGATGCCATGATGACATATCGTATTGTGCGCTCACCCGAAAGAAGAGTGTTTTATGTTGATGTTGGCAATATTGCACCAGAAGATGTGGAACAATATATGCAAAAAGTAATGACACAAATGAAACGCAATCAGGTGGTTGATTCTTCTACAGGTCGTGTAGATTTAAGATATAATCCGATGAGTGTTGATGAAGATTATTTTGTTCCCGTCCGTGGCGGCGTATCAACAAAAGTTGAAACATTAGCAGGCGGACAGTATACGGGAGATATTGAGGATGTAAAGTATTTAAGAGAAAAATTATTTTCTGCGCTTAAGGTACCTCAATCATATCTTGCACAAGGCGAAGGAGCACAAGAAGACAAGACCACTTTGGCACAGAAAGACATTAGATTTGCAAGAACAATACAAAGACTACAAAGAGTTGTTATTGCTGAAATGGAAAAGATTGGTATTATTCACCTTTATACTATGGGCTATCGTTCCGAAGATTTAATTAGCTTTAAATTGTCACTAAACAATCCATCTAAAATTGCAGAATTGCAAGAATTGGAGCATTGGAGAACAAAGTTTGAAGTTGGGGGACAGGCTACCGAGGGCTTTTTCAGCAAGCGATGGGTTTCTGAAAAAATCTTTAACATGTCCGATGATGAATTTCTTAGAAATCAAAGAGAAATGTTTTATGATAGGAAGTTTGAAGCTTCACTTGAAGCCGAAGCAGAAGCTGCGGCAGGCGGCGGAGAAGAAGGACTTGCTGGCATGGGCGGCGGCTTGGAAGACGAGATGGGCGGTCTTGAAGGTCTTGAAGGAGAGGAAGGACTTGGAGGCGAAGAACCCCTGGAAGAACCCGGCGATGAAGAAGCTGCGGGAGCACTGTTAGCCGCACCTCCTGGGCGAAGAGAAGACGAACCAACTGAAAAAAGTGGTGAAGAACAGGCACACGGACATACATATAACTCTGTTAAAAAAGATAAAGATCGAAGACGAATTAACAAAATAGGACCAAGGAAACGACACTCACGCAGAGCGCCCAGGCAGGGCGACTCTAGTGTGGACGGAGCCCGAGGGCTATGGATGACAGATCCAGGGCTATTTAGCGTTAATAAGATTTTTGAGAATATGGAAGAAACACAAATATTTAATGTCAATCAAGATATTGAGAGCCTAATTACTGAGT